CCAACAAGGCGCAAATCATCATTTGCTAAAGGTAAAGCTAAAGGCCAAGACATTTCGGATGCCGCACTTGAAGTCATTGGAGACACAACAGCAGCATCTCAAACAGGTCGGCTTGCGCTAGGAATAGGTGGCGGCTATGGATTGTTATCACAACCGCAAATTGCCATACCAGCGGCATTTGGAGTTCCTGCTGCTTATAGCCAAGGTGGACAGGCGGCAATTGATATGTTGTTGCGCCAGCGTCCAGAGTTATTGCAACGTGTAGGCGGTATGCTTTCTCAACAATCAGCGCCTCTTGGTAGTGTTGTTGCACCAAGTGCTGTTGGACAGTACAACCTTTCTGAGAGAAGGCAACCTCCATACATTGAGTTGCGTGGAATGGCTGAAAGATAAAGTAGGGGCGCAAGATTGATCCTCTCACCCTTCTGGCAATGGCAAATGGCTGTGTTGCAGCTATTCGCAAAGGCTGTGAACTCTATAAAGAGGTCAAGGGAACTGTTGCCGCAGCCCAAAAGACTGTTAAAGAGGTCACGGCTATTGCTGAAGAAGTGGGTGGCTTCTTTGGGTTCTTCAAGAAGAAAAAGCCCAAGCCCACAGCAACTCCAGTTGCAGCCAAAGCAAAAAAGGCAGAGGCCGAAATTTGGGATGAAGGTAGAGTTGTGGCTGATCTGGCGGCGAATCTCTCGCAGTTCTTCAGGGTTCAGCAACAGCTTGCAGACCACATTAGAGAAGAAGAAGAAAAGTCTAAAACTGTTTATGACCCAAGCCAAAATGTCATGGAGTCGGCGCTAAACAGGGAACTTGCCAAGACGCAGTTTGAGAAGTTAGCCAAAGAGATTCGTGAGATTATGGTGTATCAGTCACCCCCAGAGTTGGGGAACTTGTACACACGGGTGAACCAGATGAGAGTAATCATCATTGCTGAACAAGAAGAAGCAAGGTTGGCTCAAGAAAAGAAACAACGAGAGGTTGAATGGCAACGCAGAAAGGTAATCGAGGCAATTCAAGACAAACTAATCTACCTGGCGGCTTGTCTGGTGTTCGTTCTTTACCTAATTCTGTTCTTCACTCTCCTAATCATGGATCGAAAAGTAAGATGGGGTTTTTAATTGCGCTTTGTTGCATGGTTTTGGTGTTTGTATTGCTGTTGCCATTGCTTGGCAGCATCTATTACGACACCTTGGCGGTTCAACGTGAGAGCAAACTGCAAATTGAACGCATGGAGAGACTCCGACAGCAACTTGAGTATGAACGCAAACAACTTGAAAGGTTAAAAAATGATAACTCTGTTCTCATCCCTGATCAGCTTCCTGATGGGCGGCCTCCCAAAAATCCTTGAATTTATACAAGATAAGTCTGACAAGAAGCATGAACTTGCATTGGCTGCAATGCAGACTGAAAGGGAATTGACCCTCAAGAAAGCTGGCCTAGAGACTCAAGAGCGCATTGAGCATATCCAGACTGAGCAGATTCAGATTAATGCAGATGTTCAGATGGCCCAAGCTGCTATGCAAGAGCGTCAAGCCCTGTATGCCCACGATATAGCCCTTGGTGAGGGTGCAAGTACCTGGGTCATCAATATGCGAGCAGCAACCCGTAGCGTCATCACCTACGGGATGTTCATCATGTTTATGTTTGTTGAGGTCTTTGGGTTCTACTATGCTTGGCACACAGATGTGGCATTTGATACAGCACTCAACCAACTGTGGGATGACGAAACCCAGATCATTTGGGCTTGTATCGTCAGCTTCTGGTTTGGTGGACAGGCGTTCAAAAAATGAACATCAGTGCCCAAGCTGTGGAGATGATTAAGCACCATGAAGGTGTGCGGTTTAAACCATATCGGTGCCCAGCAAAACTCTGGACTGTGGGCGTGGGCCATGTTTTGTACCCAGAACAAGGAAAACTCAAGATCGAAAATCGTGATGAGTTTCTTTTACGCCCTGAAGATAATCGTGTATGGACAAAGGAAGAAGTAGATGGAATTCTCAGAAGTGATCTTGCAAGGTTTGAGCGTGGTGTGGCCCAACTTCTTCCAGTTGTCCTTACCCAAGGTGAATTTGATGCTTGCGTCAGCTTTAGCTTCAATGTTGGTCTGGGAACATTACAGCGCAGCACCTTCCGTCAGAAGGTTATTCGTGGCGATAAAGATGCGGCAATAGAATCTTTGTTGCAGTATTGCAAGGCTGGTGGCAAGGTTCTGAGAGGCTTGGAAATCAGACGCAAAGATGAGGCGGCATTGTTTAAATCAACGCCGGAAAAATTGATTTAATTGAGAGAGTAAATTTGGTTCTTGGTTCTTGATGCTTTGAGCAAGCTGCTGGCGTAACCAAGTAACCCCTCCCAGGCGCACCCATTCCTTGTATTCGGCGGGTCTGAGTCGTGCGCTGACAGTCTTGTTCACAAAGGTTAATTCAGTCTTGGGTCTTGGCATTTCAATCCTCATTAAGTGCCATCCAAACCATCAGGCAAACGCCTCCAATGGCTAACGCAATGCCTAGAAAGCCTATGGCAAAGATAGTGATGATTGTCTCAATCACAAACGCCCCTCATTTCCCACCCTGCCAGAAAATAGTTCCATCTGCCCTGCATAGCAGGATTGGTGTACATGGTTTTTGTCATGGCTAGATTAGCCTCTGTATAGCCTTTACTAAACATTAGTGCGTGGAATACTTGTCGTGCTTTCATGTGTTCTTCTCCTTGAGTTTGGTGCTGTCGTGCATCATTAATTGATATTCTTCAATATCCCAAGATTGAGCCTCAGATAAAAGTTGACAACAAATTTTCTTTCTTTGCTCTTTAGTGTATTTTCTGGCATTAAGAAAATCTGTATGACAAAACCATCCTGCTTCTGCACCCTCTAAGCCTACCCATGTGCGCTGTGGTGGGTAGGTGTAAAGGGGGGTTTGTGTTTCCCCTACTGATTGCTTATCAAAATGTAATTCTTGTTCTCCGTTTTCAAACTCGACAAGCCATCCCACAGGCTCTTGCTCTGTCTGTGCCAAGGCTTCTGTCTCACTCTCAACAAGTGCCAAAGCAATACAAAGCCCAGTGACCACTGACCCCTCTATCGTTCCTGTTAACTCTGGCGCTGGAAGGCTTGCACCAGCGCGGCGTAGTTTCTCAGCAACTCGCTTCAATGCTTCTTTGTCACTCATGCTTGTCCCCTTGCTCTGATAGATTGAGTCGCTAGTTTTGGTGTAAAACCACACACCATGCAACCGCCTTTGTCATTCTGAGCAAACTGCACCAGTGCAGGAGCTTCTTCAATCATCTGCGCTATCGCCTCACGCTCTTTGGCGGCTACCAGTTTGGCAAAGGCTACAAGTGCCTCAGAGTAAATGCCATCAAGGTGTGGACGCATACCAATCAATCCGCATTCTTGCGCCATGTCAATGATTTCTTGTGTCATTTCTTCATGTTCCTTACATAAGCTGTAAACGATTGAATTGTGTCTTTGCCAAACGCTAGAGTGCATTTCTCAATGTGTTGGGCAACTTCTTCAATCACATCATTGCGGTGCAAGTGAGTAAACTCTGCTGGATGTGAGTAAACATCCATGTGAGCAATCTGCTTCTTGCGCCAACCACTTGTATGGCTCCATTGCCCTTGCTTTAAGGCCAACTCCTCGAAAGCTTCGTCTTCAGGTTCTTTCATCTGCAATCTCCTGATCGTTACGCTTGATTGCATCCTTCAAATAAGCCAAATCAGCATAGGACAACTCATCTGTTATATCTTTAATTTCCAAGTTAAAGCGCATCCACTTGACTGTTTTCTCACAGTATGAAAGCAAGCCAACAGAGTCATCTGCTTCATGCCATTGGTAATCAACCTTAATGCGGTCAATCTCTGGATTGAAATCATCGTCTACCCAATCAAAAGGCACAAATTCAATTGTTTGCATCATTCACTCCTATCTGTTCAATGTCTTGTGCGGCAAGGAGGGCATCCAGGGCCACAGATTTAAGGATTACAAGGACACTCTCTGGCAAGGATGGATTGAGAGCCTTGTGAGCCTCCACATCCTGCCAGAAAGCATTTAAACGGGTTGTTTGTTGTTGGTTCATGCGCCAATTCTGCCTTGTCTGACAGAGATTGGAATAGGGATTTACCCTAGCTTACGCATAACCCTTTGGAGTCGCCCAGAAACGCCTTTACGGGTTCCAATGACCTCAATGAAGCCCTTGTCAATCAGTGCCTTGTAACGGGCTGTGACGCTGGAATAGGGCAGGAATGAGAGTTTGGCAAGAACATCATCTGAGATACAACCATCTGGCCCATAGGCTGCAATGGTTTCAAAGACCAGTGACTCCATCTTTGTGGTGTCGATTGCCTGTGCTGCTTGGTGGGAAGTGGCAGGGTCTTCTTTACGAGACAGTTTAAACGGCGCAGTTCCAAAGAACTTCTCGACTGCACCACCAAACCAAGATTGATCTAATTTTGTCATCATCAACTCCTATCAAATAAAAAGTTACACATTTTCGTTTTGTAATGCAAGAAAACCTTTTTTTGCGCCATCCACTAAAGACCCTTTCGCGCCACAAGACAAACAATGAAAGTTTCCTTTGCTATGGTCAGCCAATAAACTAGCCGTAATTTCTTTATGCCAAGGGCATCTGGCAATTGAGTTCACCATGCGACTATGGTTTGGCATGGGTTTTTCAATCAAATCCCCTTTATATTTGTTTGGGCCGTAAAAGGTACTTAAAATCTTAGAAAATTTAGTTTCCATACTATGCTCCTATCAAATTGGGGCCGTAGCCCCGTGAGGTTTATCAAAAGGGAATATCGTCATCCGCATAAACTATCTTTTTAGGATTAGCTGCTGGAGGTTGTGCATCCTTGGGATTGACTGCCAAGCCCATGAACTTGCCACTCTTACCCTCTTTAATCCATGCTGAGAGCCAATATTCTTGACCATCAACAGTGATATTACCTTTGTAATCAGGCTGGTTAGCTGATTCCTTTTTGTCATTTTTAAACAAAACGCCAGAGTTGTCTTTCTTTTCCATATTAGCCTTTCAATGATTCGCCATGTTTCTTCAAAGCACTACGAACATTGCTTGTAAGCAATGCCCATAACGCCACCTTTTCCTCCTGGTCATGGATTCCCAGGTATTCTTCATAAGCCCCAACCATGTCGTTTGATTCAAATCTATCTTGAACAGCAATCGCAACATCCGCAATGATGTTTTCCCTGTTCTTGTCAACAATGACTCCATCTGTGGGCTTGATTGTTGCGCCACCTTCTGGAATGTCCTCTCCCGCATAGATGTACAAGCCCAAGCCATGCAGCGACAATGCCTTAGTCATGCAACGCATGATGGAAGTGTTAACGGCAAATGCGTCTGGTTTTGGGATTGCCTTGTTGCGATAGTCCATCACAGGCAGTTGGCAGGTCATTGGCTTGCCAAACATGGTGACAGTTACAAACACCATTGCAGTGCCGTTAATGTCCATGAAGCACTTGTCTCCAAACATCTCCACCTTATAGGTAGCGTCTGAATCAGCCTTTAAAGCCTCTGCCCAGGCCCAAGCCCATGAAAGGTATGTGAGATTGTTTTTCTTCTCTGTGTGATCGTTGACATTGGTTGCGAGAAGTGCATTGATTGATGCTTTTCTGTATGCAATTGTGCTGATTGTTGTTGAGGTCATTCGTAACTCCTGTTAAGTGAGATTTAATTGTGTCAGACTTTGTTGAGAATTCTATAGGTGTTTTCCCTAATTTGCTCTCCTTGTGCTTGTGTTATCCACATTGTCAGCATCGTGAGTTCATGCTGGATTGCAGTAATGTCACCCGTGAACCCGGCGTAGTTTTTGTTTAGACACTTGCTCTCCAGTGCCCTGGTCTTTTGTTCGATTGAGATTAGCATCGTGCTGTAATCGTTGAAGTCGCTCATCTTTGGCCTTTTGAAATGTGTGAGTTATGTCTGTGCAGGAAGCATTCTTGTAGACAAATTTAGGGTCTGTGATTGCCAGGGTTGGCAGGGTCATCCTTGCTGGTGTTTTGTCTCTCAGCAAGATAGGCAAGCTGGGTTGCAAGGTCACAATCTCGAAATAGGATAGGACTCGTTTGATCGCAATCGTCAAATGTTTCATTTGAATTGTCTCCAATGATTTCTTGTAAGCGTGATTTCATTTTCATGTTGTCCTCACTCATCAAACATTTGTTGAAAAGGGCCATCCATTTTAGCCGCTGTGATCTTGCGTTCATCAAGGGCTTTTTGGACTCGCTCAATTCGCAAGTTGCGATAGTGCTGCAACTCTTCAATGTCATCAACCCAAGGGGTCTTGACAACATCAAACACTCGCAGTTCAGCCCTACGCCGCACCTTGAGTTCTACTCTGTTCATCACGATTGATGCAACATCTTCAGCATGATTGGCTTTGATGGCTTCCACCAAGGCAACGCTGTCTTGGATGGCATCAGCAATATCATCTGGATCAAGTTCTTGGACTACCGCCCAGCACTCGTATTTAAATCTTTCGTCATCGGTTGGCATTTGTAACTCCTGTTGACCACTGCCAAATAGCAGTGATGGGACTTTCGCACAGAAAAAAGATGCAGGGAATAGGTGTTTTCCCTAGTGCATAAAACTATAAAACCCATCATACTGAGGTTTTTGGAGACAAGCAAATGCGTTTAAACCTCACCCATCGGAGCCTTTTGAAGCGGTTGTCTAGTGGCCCCAGGACAATGATTGACCTTACCCATGCGGCAACCGACAACAACTCTGTGTCGTTTCACTATCAAAGATACCTGCCTGAACTGGAGAGGTTTGGCTATGTCATCAACCATCAGGAGAAGTGGCATCTGACTGAGTATGGGCGCATGGAGATGAACAGGGCCATCAGTGGTGCAGCCATGAGAATTGAGAGTGGGTCTATCAGGGAACCCTATGATGGCAAGGAACTGCGGAGAAACATCTCTCGCCGTGGTTGCTATGACTTTCTAAAGTATCCAAGTCGCTTTGGCGACAATCAGATTTACAAAGTCTGATATGATGTTTGGGAATCCGGCTAGGGTAGCTCCTGAAAAGACGATTAGTCCCCGTCCTGCCGTCAATTCCCTTGGTGACTAAACCTATGACTTAAGGTTGATATGCAATTAATTCCCAAAAACTGGGTTTCTTTCCAGCACTATAAGCATCGCTCTCCCCCGTGGATTAAGTTTCATCGTTCAATACTGAATGACAGAAGCTACATGAGCTTGCCACTTGCTAGCAAGGCGCTAGCACCTTTGATGTGGTTGCTAGCATCAGAGTCCAAAGACGGCACTTTTGATGGCTCACTGGATGAGCTTGTGTTCAGACTCCACATTACCCCGAAAGACTATCAAGATGGTGTTAAGCCATTGATTGATAAGGGTTTCTTTGTCATTGCTAGCGGAGTGCTAGCAGAGTGCAAGCAAGTTGCTATCCCAGAGTTAGAGACAGAGAGAGAGAAAGAGACAGAGAAGAGACAGAGAGCAACTATCGTTGCAACGCCTGACGGCGTTTCACAATCTGTTTGGCAGGAATTTGTCAATCATCGAAAGTCAAAGAAAGCCCAGGTCACCCAGTTGGTGATCGATGGAATCCAAAAGGAAGCTGACAAGGCTGGGTTTAGCCTTGAGGATGCCTTGAAGGAAGTAGTTGTAAGAAATTGGCAAGGTTTTAAAGCTGAGTGGGTTTTACCAAAGCCCACCTTTGGCGACATGGCGAGGGTATCTGTTGCACCCGTTCAAGGCCGTGATCCTGCTTTACTCAAGCTGGATGAAGACAAAAAGCACACAGGCCCACCACCGCCAGAAATCATGGCACAAATCAGAAATGCGTTGAAAGGAAAAGTAACATGACCGAAGAAGAGTTTGAGGACAAAATGAACACATATGAGTTGGAAGACCGATATGCAGAGTTCATTGAGGCTAACCACCCTGTTGGCAATAATCATGTTTTGATTAGGCTGATGGAAAGCGGGGATTATTATGAAGCCTTCAAAGAAAAGATGGTGACATGACTGATGGTGAACTGATAGAGTTGGCTGCAAAAGGGGCGAGAATCAACGCAATAAAAGACCCCAATGGTGTTTGGCGTAACTGCACTGGATTGCCGCCAGGATTTAACATCTTTGAAGCAAAGCCTTGGAACCCCCTTGAAGATGATGGCGATGCACTGCGTTTAGCGGTGAAGTTGGAGATGAAAATCAACATTAGCCAAGGGAATGTTCAGGTGCGTTTCAAAGAAGATACACCGCTGGTTTTCGTCAGGACGGGCATTAACACTGCTGAAGCCACTCGCCTAGCAATCACCCGCGCAGCCGCTGAAATTGCAAAGGTTCCCATGACTGAGCAACAATTCGAGGCCGCAATGAGAACATCCCAACTTGAAATGGAATATGCCGACTACATTTGCGAAAGA